TAAAATAGGCTCTTTATCAAATTTTAAATCATATTTAAATACCATGTCGAGGAGACCAAAATCCTATTCTATTAATTTTCTCAACTCCATAATCTGGTTGAGATACAATCTGACCCATAGTAGATTGGATTCTATTGCCAGACACTTGCCGCCTTTTATAAATTCTTTGTAAATGAATAGAATCTTGCTTTTGAGCGTCTATCATCACTTTTAGTTTTGCCATATGATTAGCTTGAGAAGTAAATTTAAAATCACTACCACTATACTTCATACGAGTATTTTCTGTAGTATCAAGTTGTTGTCCTAACCATTCTATAACCATATTTAAAGCAAGAATATTAATTTCTTCTTGAGTTAATATATAAGCAAAAGTGCCACCTACCCAACCAGTAGCTGGCACTTCTACATTATTACTTTCAATTCCTTTATATGTTCCTAATTCAGTCCAATAACCTTCTTCATAGTCAAATAAATTAACTCTAGGAAACTCAAACCGCGGAATTGCATTAATTAATAATTCTTGTAACATTTGTAATGTTTCTGATTCAGTTAATTCCATATACATATCAGAAGTTATTCTTGCCAAAAAACTATCATATATAGTTATAAATGAGGTGGGAGCTAATATTCTATTATCCATGCTACACCTCACTATCTATTTAAACTTTTTTAGAAACTACATTATATTTAGGGGCGGAAGGAGTAGACTCAGAAATCTTTATTTCAGGTACCGCCGTCCGCCTTGTAGGTTGTCCTTCATTTTGAACTCTGCGTTCCTTTTTCTGTTCTGTTTCTTCTGTTTTTTCATCTTCCGCATCCATAATTTTATTTATATTAATAGCACTATCTATACTAAAACCAGTCTTTTTAGAAATTGCTTCCCGCTTTCTAGTATCAGGAATTTGTTCCTTAACAGCTATATCTTTAGCTATCTCAATAGCACCTTCTGTCGCAAAATCAAGGAAATCAAGAAATTCATCCATATTACTATTATAAAGCAAATCTTTTATTTTAGCTTCATCATAAAAATATTCTGGTTCTACTTTCATATTTAAAGCATCCAATGCTTCTTGACTTTCTATAACTAATAAATTATCTAAAATAAAAGAACCACCAGAGCTATATTGAAGAGATTTTAATTCTCCTAAAGGTATTTTTTTACTTTCCCCAGGAGCAAAAGTACGTCTTACGTTACTATCAGGTAAAGTATAACCCGTACTACCATTATTTCTATTCTTTACAACAATTAAAGTTTCATCTTTCATATTAAATTTTCTCCTTTTATCTCCAATAGATATAAAAATAATGGGGAAGATATAAATACCTTCCCCATATTAAATTTATTAACGATGTAAAGAGGTATTCTGATATACACAAATAGCATTTGAGAAGATAGCACGAACGCCAACCTTCTTATATACCTGAACCTCACGAGAACGATCATAGTTAGTATATTCATCAACTATTGTTCCGCCCTCAAAAGCAATCTTAACAGGCTTCTCTGCTCCAACAGGAATAATATAAGCATAACTAGGATCAATAACCTTAACCTTATTAGTTTCATCTTCATAAGACTGAGGAAGAACTATTACTTGGTGTCCCTTATAGTTAGCAAGATAACCATTATTCCATCTCTGGTTCCTCATTTCATCAGAAATCCAATTAGAGCTATCTGCAGGAAGAATCTGAGCTGCAAATTCATATGTGCAATATATAGCAGACTTACCATAAGAATCAGCAATGCTAAGAAGTCTATCCATATCAGCCTCAACGAAACTATTATTAGAAACCTTATTAGCAGCCTGAATACTCTGAGCAGCACCATAAAGTTGCTTCTCGATCTCAACATAAATACACTCATCAAGACCTTCCATAACGATATCAAGGACGTCTGCAAAATCTACTCTACCATCAAGGAACTCTTCAAATCCAATCTGAGCAGCTCCACCAATAGCATTAGTTGTTACTTCATAGCTTTGCCCATCAAGCTTGAATACCTCATACAGACCAGCAAGTCCTACCTTACCGATAAAACTCTTTGCACGTCTCCTAGAAGCATTTGTAATCTTTTGAGTGAAAATAGGCTTATCACCCTGATTGAAAGTTTTAATCTCTGCAAACTGTGAATACATTTCCATAACCCTAGCGGGAAGGACATCATCAATAGTCTGCTCAATTAAAGAAAATATAGTATTTTTATTCTCTCTATAAAGAGCATAAGAACCAGCAAGCTCTTTAAACTCTGTTCTAAGAGCTTCATTCATTTCATTATAGCTAAAACTTTTATCTCCAAAGCTGTACGCTGTAGCAACAGAAGGATTAGCCTTGGCAACAGTTTTAGCTAATTTAAGCATATCTTTAAATTCTAAAGCCATTATTTTATCCTCCTCTTATTATTGTACTCTTTGAAGCTTAAGTCCAGGCTGTCCATCAGGCATAGTATAAACTTTAACTACTTGCCATCTCATATCAATATCAGGAGTTCCTGAAACCTTTTCAAGTTGAAGTGTCTTTGAAGTAGCATTTTTAACAGGAACAAGTAAATTACCAACTTCATATTCTACACCAGTTTTAACCATATTAGTAGTATAAATATCACCAATATTAGTCTTAAATAAGCGAGGAGCAAAACCATCCATCCTATAAGGAAGCTCGGTATGACCAGCTATAGGCATAGTACTTGCAGTAGGAATTACTCCAATAGTAGTAGCACCATCACCATATTTCTGTGTAGCAAGATCAGAAGTTACATAATTCTCCCCAACCCTAATCATTGCAAAATCCTTATAACTTGTTCTCCAGAAAGGCTCATATAACTTAATTTCGTTAAATACTAACATAGGCTCTCCAGCAGTAGCAACTGTTCCAGTCCCTGCTGTCTTGCCAGAATTTACAGTACCATTTGCATAATCATAGTACATAAACTCACCATTCTGAAGGACCTTTACTTCATTGTCAAGTTTAAGACTAGCATAAATTTGACCAGTCTTTTGAGCAGAAAGTTGATTAGGCTCTACCTGACCATAGCCATTTCTTGTAAAATCAGCCATTTATTTAATCCTCCTTAATTATTTTCATTCCTTATATTTTCAACAGCCTTTAACCAAGCGGGAAGCGCATCTGCTTCTGTTTCATTTAAATTATAAGTAATAGCGGGCTGCTCTTTTGCGCTATTATTTTCTTCATTATTGAAGTTTACTTTCTTTCTAACGCAAATAACAGAAAGTTTAGCTTCAATATCATCTAAACTATACTTGGTTTTATTTTCAATAACATCCTTTTTATCTTCGTCAGAAAGCATATAAAAAGAATTGATAAGTTCATCCTTTTTCTCATTCTCTACTGCATTTTTAAAAGCAGTAAGTTCTTTATTCTGCTTTTCTAAAGCAGCATAATTAACTTTTAATTCTTTTAATTCTTCTTCAACTAATGCAAATTTTTCTTCTAAAGAATTTTTTGTTTTAGGTTGTTTTTCTTTGTCATCTTCATCTTCTTTTTCATTAGAATCAGAATCATCACCTTCCGCTTCAGTAGAGTCTTCTTTTTTCTCGTCTGAATTATCTTCTTCTTTTTTAGTAAACTCTTCTACATTAGTTTCATTTTTAACTGTATTCTCTGAATTTACTTTGCCCTCTTCAGCAGAAAAATTTTCAGTTTTTTCCTCTAATGTAGCATCAGTATTAGATTCAGCTACAGGAGCGGCATTCTCTTCAGCAAATTCAGCGTTTACATTTTCTGTTGCCATTGAAGTTCCTCCTTTATCTTGTAATGAAAAAGTAAGTTCTTTCAACTCCTGAACCATATTGAATAAGGTTTTTGAAAAGTCATCATTCCTACTAAATTTAGAACTTACTTCTGGAGCAGTAACAGCTGCGCCCTCGAAGCAAGGCTCAACATCTTCTCCCAAAATACATAATTTAGAAAATATCGCGTCATTAATAATGAAAAATTCCACACCACGATTATTGTCTGTTGACCAATATCCTTTAAGAGTTTTTTCATCAAGTTCCATAGATTGAGGATTTCCTTGATTTATTACTCTTTGACATTCTTCAAATTGTCCAGTCCATAAATACCCTTCTGTCATTAAATATTCACGAACTATTTTATTCCCAAAATCATCAGTATCTTCAAATTTTTGAAACCATACTTTACTATCAGGAGCTACAAAACCATAAGGCTTAGTAAGTTTATTAAATTTAATACCCTCTCCATCAATAATCATCTGGTCCCCATGATCACCAAAATCTTCTTTATTTTCAATATAATAACCAACAATAGGACAACCAGGGAGGGATTGTGCCATTTGAGTAGCAACATCTTTAGTAATAAAACTATGATTTCTATTTTGTCCTACATATAAAACTTTAACTTCACATTTTGAAATCATAGGGTTCATTGAAGTAATATTGATAAATTCTGGAGAATCTATAGTAGCTACACTTATTCCACTCATTATAGTATCCTCCTCTAACCTTGACTCTCTAAATTCTTTATAGTCTTCTCTGATTTTTGATCATTTGCTAATTCCTTGCGGCCGGCGCCCTTTGAATCTGAATTGGGATTCGTGTTAGTGTCATTAGACTGGCCTCCCGCACCTTTTACTCTATTAAGAATATTTTCATTCATAGTAGAACTCATCAAAGGCGGAATAAAGACATTAACTAAATCAAGAATATCATTTTCAAAATAAGCATTTGCAAGAATACTACTTTGAGATTGACCAAGCGCAATTTGAGGTAACATTTTTGAAAATCCAATTTGCATTTGCTCTTTGTATAATTTAGATAATTCTTTATAATTATAAATAGTAGTAGTTAATAATTGCACTCTGAAATTATATTTTTTCCCATTATTATATTTTTCAATTAATTCATTTAAAAAATTTTCAAATTGAAGTAACATATTATACATAGTTGCTTCATCATTTAAAATAGATTTTTCTAATGCAATATTACCATCAGTATTAAATTGTTTTTGAGATACTCCTGCTTCATTATATAACTGTCTTTCTACTCTTGCTAAGTCATCAGTTTGCGCAGTGGCTTGACTATCTGTCATATCTTCAACTTCTACATCTGCAAAAGTAGTTAACACATCCACCCCAATAGCACGACTAAGCATTTGTACTGCATTATTATGTAATTGTTGAGCTTCATCCACATCAAAAATTAATTCGCCATTTTTATCTAAAGGCATCTTTTGCACAACAATTTTTAGTAATTTCTGTAATGTCTTTTTTCTATTTAACTCTTGAGCTTCATCCAAATCTAAAATTAAAGGTATTACAGAAATAAAAGCAGGATAATCTTCCCCATTTGCAGTAAATTTTACTGTCATTTTAGGATCAAGTAAATACCAACCGCTTGTATCTCCCATAAATTCAGGTGGTAATTTTCCTTTTTTATACAACACATATCCTTTCGCAAATTCATCTGGAAACATTTTTAAAACTTTCATTTTTTGTGTTGTATCTCTAAATTGTTCATCAAAAAACTTCATATTAAATTCAACTGCAGGCTTATTTCCATAATTAAATCTGCTTCTACAATAATTAACAGGAAGTTCTTGTAAAACTATTGAATTATTCATAGGAACTTTATATCCATAATAAGCTCCATGCAATAATATTTGTAAAGCAATTTCACCTAAAATTTTTTTAACTTGAAAATTATCTAAAGTAGTCAAACATTGAGAAAAACCTTTAAGTAATTTTTCCTTTTTTACACTTTGATCATTTACATATGGAGTTACCATCCAATCATATCTATACATAAAAGCCATATACCTAATTATACGAGCATAAATTCCACTTACCCTATAAAAGAAATCACTAATTTCTCTCATGGTTTTTAAATCATAATTATCAATCGCTTTTAATATAGTTATTTTATCAGCCATACTAGGATTAACTTTTTTAAGTTCTCCTAATTTAAGTATAGCATCATCAAGAGTTTTAGCCCCAATTTTAATTTTTTTAAAATCTATTTCAGGTAGCCCTTGATATCCTATTGATTGAATTTGGTCGGTTTCTCTCGATGCTATAATATTAAAGCCTTTTGCTTTAATTTCATCTATACGATTACGCAAAGAGATACCTCCTTTTTATTCTTATTCATTATAACAAAAATTTCATTCTTTGTCAAATCTTACTAAATTAATATAATTTACCATCCGTATGCTGCTTTCATAATATAGTCATAATCTACTAATCCTTCTTCCCAATAAGGAATAATAACTAATTTAATATTATGTTGTAAACAATATTCTCTTTTTTTAGTATCATTATATTTTTGACGATATAAACCTTTAGATCCTCCAAATTTAGATTTAGGTTGATAATGCTGTATTCCTTGATACTCAATTAAAAAATCGAGATCTCCTTCATCATCAAACACAGCAAAATCAAACCTAAGCGGTCTTCCGCTTGATGATACCAAATCTGGAAAAATATATTCTTCTTGATAGTTTAAACCAGCAGCATCTAGTATATCACATATTTTAATTTCTCCTCGACTTGATTTCATAATATTTCCACCTTTACTATAATATATTATTTTATATCCTATATTTTTAACCTACTCTGTCCAATTATTAACTAAAAAACATCATTTGACTTATATCATGCTTTTTACGTTTACGTTTTTTATCTTCCTCTTGTTTGATATAATATAAACCATAAACAAAAGCAGAAAATTTATCCTTCTTAATACCTCTATTACTTTGTTTTAAAATAATATTAACACCTTCATTAGATTCTATTAAATTAAGCATTTGTTCTCTAAGAATAGAAGTTAAAACAAAAGGACGTAAATAATCGTTCCTTTGATCCGCATTAAAATTTTGACCTTGCTTTGTACTCATTAATTTAGTTTTAGCAGCTTGTTCATCTATAAGAAATTTCACCTTCCCGCTTGCCATTTGTGTTTGAGCATAAGAATAAGCTTCTGTATTAATAGGAGCATTAGCTTTAATTAAAAACATAGCATTTTCTTCTACATCTGGACCTTTTACTTTTTTATAAAGATTATTAGTATCTTCTGCAGTTCCACCTTCTACTCCAAATGGCGGAAGGTCGTCACCTGTTTCAGGATCTACTTGAGCTTTAGTCATAAAGTCAATAAGTCCTATACCCAGTCCATTGGCATCTATAGCGAGGACCCGCGCTTTATATTTATAATATAATTTTTTAAGATTTATAGCTTGTGTTTCAAAATCTTCCGCATCATAAGTATATATATTAACAAGAGTTTTAAGATCGGAACCTTGAGGTTGAGGCGTTGATTTAAATACACATACCTCAGTAGTACAACCAATACGACCTACATCCACTCCTAAAACATAATATGCGGATTTAGATGACCTTCCGCTGTATTCATATTCAGGTTGATTTAACACTCTATGTTTATCAAATTTTTCAGCAGAATAAAAAGCATCTTCAACCGATCCAGACCAAATAGATCTATATTCACGGTCAAAAGATTCATCATTGTAAGTTCCAGATATTTTTAATTGGTCAATAAAATCTTCATTTAACAAACCCTCTGTAACAGGAGTTTCATACGTTCCACCGATAACCATTACTTCACTTGGGTCGATAACACTTTGAACTAATAATTCAATTAATCGGTCATAGGCATATGAATTTTTCCATCCGGCTGTAGTAATATAAATCTGACTCTTATTAATTACTTCTTCTTTATGGCGAGTTCCATCGGGGAGTAATCGGTCTACGTTTGTGGTAGGAATTATAACTTCATTAAGTATATCTCCGTCTATAAGTACACACTCCTCCATCAAACCTCCTGTTCGCCTTTGACCTCTCGAACTTTGTCTTGCTGCAAGTATATCAATAGAAGAACCATTTTTAAATACATATTTTACATCATCTTTTGATTTCTTTGAAACTCCACGATCCCAATTTATTTCATTATTAAAAGGAGGTATTAATCTACATATTTCTTCTATTTTTGCTATTGTAATACTTGCAGCCTGTTCCTTCAGTTTTGTTATCATAAAGGCTTTTTATCCTTTATTTCTTACACTTCTTTATTCGTGTAAGCTCAGCATATCTTTTCATCTTCAACTTTACTTGGTCAGATGTCGCGGCCTCGTGGAGGGATTATACTTGTCAATCTCACCCTCTATGCGTTGCCCCTGACTCCCTATCTGCTAAGGAAGCCTTCGGTTCGGATTAGCATCTCAGCTTTCCCGCTTAATTCCGCGATAATTATATATTAAATTTCTTTAATACACGGCAATTTATATTTATTTTGTTTTATGATACTTACTTCCATTATTTATAAAATCCAAATAATGTTCATATTTTCTATCTAAATAAACATTACTATCTTTATAAATCCAATTTAAAAAATTTAAAACATCTTGATAAGCTCCAAATACATATCGCTTTGCTCCATCTTCTCTATGAACATCAAAAATTTTATTATTTTTATTTTTAATTTCTATATTATCAAGAAACCCCTTAATAAAATCTTCTGTTCCAATAATACCCACCTGAAAACATTCTTCTGTATTTGTAAACCAACCATCTCCATCAAAGTATCCTCTAATAAAATGTTTTATTAAATTTAAAGAAACTTGTTCATTAGTTGGAAATTTTAATATTAAAGATTTTTTAGGTACGCATCCTTGTTTTATAAGATCTTCTTTACAAGATTCACTTCTAAAAGAATATCTATAAGATTTTGTAGCAGGTCTATAACTAATTTTATTCATGATACCTATAAAATCTCTAAATTTTTCAATTTGTTTTAAATCTTGTTCTGCTAATCCTAATTCTATTTTATGTTCTTTAGAACCAACAGAACCATCAGCATATAAAAAACCTAACCAATATGCTTTTTCTTCAGTATCAATAGTTTCAAAAATTTTTAGGACGTTTTTTGCACTCATCTTGCGCTCCTCCTTATAATACAATATTTTTGAAACTTACATAAATATAAGTTTACCTCCTGTCGTAACGAATAATTGACTATTCGGATAAAGAATACATCTAAGCATAAGAACCATCATTGAAAGAAAACTTTTACTGAAAGCTCGCGGAAAGGTGGCATATACGTACCTATGACGCATCACCACCCGCAAAAAAATTCTCTGATAAAAATAAAATTTAAAAGTTGAATTTGGTCCTTTCATATGATCAACTAGATAATCAGGATATTCTCTATAAAAAGAAATTAAATTTCGCAAAGAATCAAGCTGCTCTTTTAATCTTTCTTCTGAAAGTTCTTGCTTAAAAGCTTCTTTTGTATCAGATAAATTCAATAATTTTTGTAAATTCATAGAAATATTTTCATTTAAATCTGAATCTGCTGCGGATAAATCCAATAAATTTTTTAAACTCATGGATTTTCACCTCCCGCATCATAAATTGATTGATCTTGTTCTTGATCAGCTTCTAAAGTCTTTTTAAAATCTAAATAATCCTCATCTTCTAGTTCAATTTGAGAAAGACCTTTTTCTTTAGCTTCCGCTCTATCACGTTTCATGCTTTCCGCATTTTCTCTATTTTTAAGATATTGCTCAATTTCTTCTGCTAATGATTTATCTTCATAAATAAGAGATTTATTATATTCTTTTAAATCTTCAATAATTTTATCTATTATATCATAAGGCGTTTCTATTTCATATTTAGGTATTTGACCACCATTCTTTTCACAATAGGCAACAAGTTCACCTACAGAATCTATGAAATCCGCCTTTCCCTCTTTATTCTGAGCTTCTGTAAATTTAGCTGCCTTCATCATTGAATCATATACTCGTGAAAGTTTTTGATACGAATCTATATCTCCACAATCGATTGCCTGATTCATTTTTAAACTAGTCTTACAAATCATTTTAAGAGTATCTATACGAGCAGCGCCTTGGATATCAAATGATTTCATAAACTTTTTATATAATTCTTCTAAGGCAACCCATTCATCTGCTTTATAAAAACGACCCCATTTCATAGCAAGATAAACTTTATCTTCTTGAGTTAATTCTGCTCCTACATCTACTAATTCAACTTCTTCAAAATCGCTATTTGTAGGATAATTATTATTGTTTGTTTTATTTTTTGTGGCGGGATCGGGACCAGTTCCATCATACGTGGGTTCAGGGGCATGGGTCTCCGCATACGTTTGAAGTTGCGCTTCAGTAATTTCTCCATTTTCGTATGCTTGTTGCATTTCCTCTAACCGCTGTTGAATAACTTCATCTGAGTGCCCTAATTCTTTAGCCTTAGCTTCCGCTTCCGCCTTTAATTTTTCTGTATCTTCCCAAGTGAAATTTTTCCATTGTTTTAATTTCATTTTAGAAAGATATTTACCAAATACAGACATTCCATTCATTTTATAAGGATCTTTGGCATATGCTCTATCTCGAAGAACATTCCATTCCGCTTCTATATAAGGAACATCAAATTTTTTTAATAACCAAAGGAAAGTATCTGGCTCAAAGTTATTAATATGCATAGTAAGACAGCCCTTGCATAGTTCACATTTAGTGCCGTCTTTATATGTATAAAAATTAGTAGTTGCCATTGTTTTTCGGCACTTTTCACAGTATTGTTGTTCAGCCATATATTCCCCTCCTTTCCGCTTATATCATTTTTTCATCTGTATCGTATCCATATTTTTGATGAATTTTAATATGACATTGCTCACATAAAGTTATACCATTATCTAAATCATATCTTTTTTCAGGATAGTATTTCCAGGAGAGAATATGGTGAGCATTAATTTTATTTTTACTACCACATTTTACACATTTATAATTATCTCGTTCATAAATCTGTTTTCTCCATTCTTTATAATCATTGGAATCATGCCGATCATTTTTTTTAGAAATTCCACCTTGCCAATTCCAATGATTTTCTCCTTTTGGCATATGTCTATCAGAATCATAACATTCCCAAGAACAATATTTATCTTCAGA